TCTTCACTATTGGGAAATTGCAAATAATGATTTAACTTTAGTTCAAGGCCAATCAGTTTATACGATGTACAGATCAACAGGTGATGGCACTTCAGATGCCACTGCTATCTATGGAGTAGATGATATCCTAGAAGCTTCATATAGAAATGCTCAAAGTATTGATTATCCATTAACAAAAGTAAATAGATCTGTTTATCAAGCCTTTGCTAACAAATCAGCACAAGGTGCACCCACTCAATATTTTGTTCAAAGATTTATTGACAGAGTTACTATTACTTTATTTTTAACTCCTAGTGCAACAGAAGCTGGTAATAGTATAAATTATTATTATGCAAAAAGAATTCAAGATGTTGGTAAATACTCAAACGATGTAGATTTACCTTATAGATTTGTACCTTGTATGACAGCAGGACTGGCTTATTATTTAGCACTTAAATTTAAACCTGAAAGAACACAGGATTTAAAAATGTTATATGAAGATGAGATACAAAGAGCATTACAACAAGATGGTTCTTCTTCAAGTTTATTTGTAACACCGAGAACATATTATCCGGAGATTTAATGTATGACAAATTCAGCAAAAGGTAGACACGCAATTGCAATTTCAGACAGATCAGGAGTGCAGTTTCCTTACAAGGAAATGGTAAAAGAATGGAATGGAGCTTTTGTACATATTTCTGAGTACGAACCAAAACAACCTCAATTAGACCCTACACCAATCAGTGGAGACCCACAGGGTTTACAAGATGCGAGACCGGGAAGAACAGAACCACCGACTTGGGATATTTTACCCCAAGATCCATTTAGTACTACTGCAGCTTCGGCTGTTGTCAGATGTTCTTTTCCAAACAGTGGTTATAAAACTGGAGACTTTGTAGTCTTTACAGAAATTAAAACGGGCGTTGCTAATCTTCCTATAGCGGCAATACAATTAGCTACTACATTAAATGGTGCAATTTCAGATTCTGCAGCGACTATAACTTTAACCGATGCAACTTATTTCCCTACTGCGGGATATTTTTATATTGAAAAAATAAATCCTACAACTTTACTTTATCAAAATGAAACTATTAAATATACGGGGAAAGTTGGAAATAATTTAACAGGGTGCGTAAGAGGTACCGCAGCTCCTTTTAGAGGAGTTACTCCAGGTAATACTACTGCTGGTTCTCATGCTGATGGATCGAATGTCTTTGGATCTTTTGAAATAACGATGAATTCCTCTACAGTTCCTAATCCAGGGGAACCATCTACTATTACAGTTTATAATAGTTTTAACTTTACTAATACGGTGACAGCGAGTACAGTGGCAGAAGGAGGCGGTTTACAGTGTGCATCGGGACCTGTAGTATTTAAAGCATAATTATGAATTGGGGTGAATTAAAAGCAGACATTAGAAGCTACACAGAAGTAGATAATACAGTTTTAACTGACGCTATTCTTGTGACTATAGCTAAAAATGCAGAAGCAAGAATATTTAGGGAAACAGATACAGACGCTGCGCGTTTTTATGATACTATAACTTTAACTCCAAATGATAGAGAAGTTACCGTTCCAGCTGATACAAGATTTATAAGATATATTTATATTAATGATACAAATGAAACACCTGCCCAAAGAAAACCTTTAGAATATAGAGAAACTTCTTTCTTACAAGAACTTTATCCTACACCAGGGACAGCTGCCGCGGCTCCTAATAATATTCCTAAATATTTTGGGAGACGAAATGCTACTACTTTATTTTTAGCTCCTACTCCTGATGCAGCTTATGTGTGTCATGTGGCTTACGTGAAACAACCAACTACAATTACAGCGAGTGATGGTACGACTACTTATGTAGCTACTAATTACCCTGATTTAATTCTGTATGCATGTCTTACAGAGACCTATGGGTATTTGAAAGGACCGGCGGATTTATTACAGTTATATGAACAATCTTATGGTAGAGCTATGGCAACATACGGAATAGAACAACAGGGTAGAAGAAGAAGAGATGAGTTTCAAAGTGGTACTATTAGAACTGCTATTGCTTCTCCTTCTCCTGGGGAATAGGGTTGAAGATTAATAATAATTAAAGTATAAGGAAAATATGCCATCAACATACTCAAATGATATTAAATTAGAACTAATAACTACCGGTGAAAAAGCGGGGTTATGGGGTACAATTACTAATACTAATTTACAGATTTTAGAACAATCCTCTAGTGGATTTTTATCTTTAGCGGTCGGTGCAGCTGATGTAAATTTAGCATTAGATCAAGGGGCTACTTCTAATGGAAAAAATTTATTTTTTGATTTAACAGGGACACTAACGGGTAATAGGGTAGTTACAATGCCTGATTCGTCAGAAAGAGTTTTTATTGTAAAAGATTCTACAAGTAGAGCAGCTAACCCATATAGTTTAACAGTTAAAACTGTGAGTGGAACAGGAATTTCCATTCCTAATAATGCAACAATTCAATTATATTCGAATGGTACTAATGTTTCGTCAGGTTTAATTAGTAAAGGACATATAAGTGTAGCCACTGGAACAAGTTATACAGCAGTAAATAATGATGTAGTATTTTGTAATACTTCCGGAGGAGTTGTAACTGTTACTCTACCTGCCACACCTAGTACAGGTGATGAAGTTACATTTATTGATGCAAACAGAACTTTTAATACTCATAATTTAACCGTTGCAAGAAATGGTTCTAATATTAATGGTGCAGGCTCTGATTTAACAACTGGCCCAGTAGCTGTTCAGGGAGCAGCTTTCACTTTAATTTATTCGTCGGATGCCACAGCTGGGTGGGTATATACGAATAAATTGTCATAGGAGGTAAACGTGCCTCTCAACGTTTTTAAAATAAAACCAGGATACGATAAACAAAACACGGAAATCGGCGCTGTCGCACGATGGGTCGGTGGAGATAATGTTAGATTTAGATATGGTTTAGCTCAAAAAGTAGGTGGGTGGGAAGCATTAGGATCTACAACTCTTAATGCAGTATCTAGAAAATTATATTCTTTTAGAGATAATATTGGAGGAAAATATTTAGCTATAGGTATGGATAAATTTTTACTTCTTTATTATGAAGGAACTTATTATGATATTACTCCCTATAGAACTAGCGGTTATCCCGCTTCTATAGATACTTTTACTAGTTCTACTTTTACTACTGCAGTAGGGACTCCTGATATAACAATTACTACTACTTCAAATCATTTACTTAATCCAGGGGATATAGTTGAACTAACATCAGTATCTTCGATTCCTGGGGGATATAGTGATGCTGATTTTGAGGGAAAATTATTTGAAGTTCAAACTTCTCCAACTATTACCACTTTTACTATTAAAGCTGCATCAAATGCAGGATCAACAGCGAGTGGTGGAAGTTGTACCGTCAATCCTTTAGAAACAATTGGACCTCAAATTCAATCTTTAATTTATGGTTGGGGTACGGGAGTATTTGGTGGAAGCTCGCCAAGCGTTGCCTGGGGACTAGCCGCGAGTAGCGCGGGTGTAACTGCAGAACCTGGCATATGGGCTTTAAGTTCTTTTGGTCAAGTTTTAGTAGCTACAATTTTAAATGGAAAAACTTTCACGTGGAACCCTGCAGCAGCGAATGCTTTTGGTAGAAGAGCCTCGATTGAGACTGCCGGTTTTGAAACTACATCTAACCCGACAGCTTCTCGTTTAACTATTGTCTCACCAACAACAAGACATTTAATTCATTTAGGAACTGAAACAACATTAGGCTCAGCTTTATCTCAAGATGATATGTTTGTAAGATTTTCATCACAAGAAGAGTTAAATAATTATACTATAACTGCGGGTAACTCAGCAGGTTCACAAAGACTACAAGATGGAAGTAGAATAATAGGATCCATTAAATCTAAAGAAGCTATTTTAATTTGGACAGATAATGCCTTATATATAATGAGACATATAGGTTCCCCTTTTATTTTCGGCTTTGAACAAGTCGGCACTAATTGTGGATTAGTGGGACAAAATGCAGTAGCTGAAGTAGATGGTGTTGCATATTGGTTCAGTGGAAAAGGTTTTTTTAAATATGATGGCTCTGTAAAAACTTTAGATTGTATGGTTGAAGACTATGTTTATGAAGATGTTGATTTAACTCAAGGACAACAAATTACTGCAGGAATAAATAATTTATATACAGAAGTTAGATGGGACTACCCCTCTGCTTCCGCTGATTATAATGATAGATATGTAGTATATAATTTCGCTGAATCGAGTCAAGTTCCAGGTGGAGTTTGGTACACAGGAAGCACAGCCAGAACATCTTGGACTGATGCTAATGTTTATGATAAACCTTTTGGTACTTCATTTAATTCGGCAACTAATGGCTCTTTCCCTGTTGTATCGGGAGAAACTGCGGCGCCTAATGGTTATGGTAATACAACTGTGTTCCAACATGAAATTGGAACTGATCAAGTAAATGCTGATGCTTCCACAACCACAATTGTTTCAAATGTAGAATCTTTTCTTTTTGATATTACGAGTCCAGAATTAGGGAATGGTGAGGTTTTTTTAGCTATGAGAAGATTTATTCCTGATTTTAAAACATTAACTGGTAATGCTAAAGTAACTTTAAATTTAAGAGATTATCCTTCTGATTCCTCAGTTGCTTCTTCTCTTAGTCCCTTTACAATTACTTCATCTACAAATAAAGTAGATACTCGTGCACGAGGAAGATTTATAAGTATTAAAATTCAAAATGATGCTTCAGGTCAAACCTGGAGATACGGGACCTTACGAATAGACATACAACCTGATGGGAGAAGATAATGATTGGCCATAAAATTTTCGGTAAAAAATACTTTTCATCCTATAAAATCCTATGTAATAAATATAATGATAAATAAAAAACAAAAAAAATTATTAAAAAAACATTCTACGCGTCATACAAAAAAACACATGACTAGTATGAAAAAAAATATGAAAGCTGGACTGTCTTTTGCAAGAGCACATAAAAAAGCTATGAGAAAGGTAGGAAAATAATGGCAATAAAAACTAGAGTTCCAGATCCAACGGAACAGTACGATGTAGCTAATCAAAGATCTATAGTAAGAGCAATAAATTCAATTGTTGGACAAATAAATTCTTCTTATAAACCAGAAGGAAGTACTATAGAAGAAGCTCAAAAACTCGCTTACTTTTTAGGAACAGCGCCTCAAACTCCTTCCTATACACTACCAACTAAAGTAGGGGGAGAGAATCCCTACAATTTTATTTTTTGTGATACCAAGACAGGTCAAACTAGTTGGGATATATATGATGAATTTCCAACAGGCGAAGACAATGCAATGAGTTTATTAGTTGATACCACAGACTCCGACGCAACAATTAATCTTCCCACAGGAACACAAGTAACAAATTTTAATATAGTAAGTATTATAGATGCTACCCCAGCCTCTGGTTTCTCTGTACTTCTTGACGCAGGAGCTCAGCCAGATACAACACCTAATATTTTAGATCCAGCGGGATCATATCTTCCCGCTTCAACTTCAAATGTAGACTTTACTTCTTATTTTTATAGTGCTACATTTGTAGCTCAATATCCTTATAGTGCATCTAATGAAATAGGATGGTTTATATTAGGTACAACGTAATTATTATGGCAACAACTTTTAAAAATATGCTTTTTAGTATTGGTTCTTTAGGAACTAGTTTTACTGCGCCAGCTAATATATATGGCTGCCCGGTAGATTCTCATGCTATAATTAATACTTTTTATACCAGAAATCCTTCGCCTAGTGATACCATCAATGTAGAGGTAGAACTTACTACTACTGGAAGACCAAATGTGGCGTCGAGTGCCATTTTATTTTCGGTTATATTAGGCCCTGAAGGAGAAAATAATTTCCTAACTGGACCTTTAATTTTAGAAGGGGGAGATACTTTAAGATTTACTGCCAATACTGGGGGTAAAGTAGAGGGGACTTTAACTGCTCTACAGACTAATAGAGAAGATCAAGAAACTACGCCTACGGGCTCAGTTTAATGTTGATTTAAAAAGACAAACAAGGTAAATATTATAACATACATTTAAAGGAATTAATTATGGCAATAGTAAAAACAACTACATTTACAGGACCAGTCGTAGTAGGATTAAACGACAAAAAAGGTCAACTTCGTTTAACCGACGGAAAAAATATTAATACACAAAAATATATATCACTGGCTGCTCCTGATACAGTTACAGCAAACACAACTTTAACATTTCCAGATGGTGCAGGA